CGCATCACTTGGGGCTCCGCGGCTGCCACCGATAAGTGGGATGTCTATGCCAACTATGTGTACTTGGATACCCAAGAGCGTGAGCACTTTGCCTCCACTCCACAAAACATGATCATCACCCAAGTCCAAAAGGCGACCGCCTCCCTCACCAAGATCCAAGAGCTCAACTTCAACCATCCAGTGAAGTACCTCGCGGCTGGTAAGGCGACTGCCCTTGAAATCCTCAACGATGACAACAAGCTCAAGCTTCAAATCAATGGGACTGATGTGGCCGACTTCAAGTTTGCGGATCCAAACTTCTCCCATGTCCCACTCTACTTTAACACAACCAATTCCGCCAAGCCAGCGACTGTCAAGACCCTCTTCTTGTATCCATTCTGCTTGGAAACTGGTAAGCTCCAACCCACAGGTACCCTCAACTTCTCTCGCCTTGATTCAGCTCGCATCGTCAACGACACCCGAGATTGTGATGACGACATCTACGCTGTGAACTACAACATCCTCCGTGTTGAGAACGGTATGGGTGGCCTTTTATATTCTAACTAATTAATAAAACACCATGTGGAACTTAGTTTTCCTCCTCGCCATCGTTTTTGTATTGACGTACGATCCCAAATCCAGGACACTTGAAAAGTTTGTGGGCCAACCTACACCACCAACTCAAAAGTCTTGTGAACCTACGCATTACGAAGCCGTGCAATTTGCCCAAAGTCCCTATGAATGTCCTCCACCAGGACGAACCCATATGGGTGCTCTTACTTAAAAAGAAGGCACACAAATAATACATAATGATTCCAATGGACCGTGAAACCCTCATGATGATCGCCACAATTGTGGCGATTGCTGGTGTTGTCTTCTTATTTAAGGAGATGAACAAGGCTAAAACTGATGTTGAAAATCTTAAGAATTTCTCAGCCCATCTCGTGCACCGTCTCAGTGCACCCGAAGGGAAACCCGTACCCCAAACCGAACCTGAAATTGAAAAGGAAGATGCCGAAGAAAAAGAGGAGGAATAAACATATCCGTTTATTATAACTTGCGAATGCGCAATGAAAAAATACAAAGCTATAGCGATACCGGTCAGTTTTGCTGACGAAAAGCCTAAATTCCTCACAGTGAGGGATCGGCGCTTTAAGGATTGGATTTTTGTCACGGGGGGGTGTAGACGACGGGAGATTTTCAATCCCCTTCGTTGTGCCCTCCGTGAACTTGAGGAAGAGACTCGTGGTGTGGTTGCCCTCAAAAATGGTGAGTATACAGAATTTAAATTTACAGTCAAAGAGAGTCCAACGGTGGATTTGGAATATAATGTTTTCATCTTTTTTGTAGACTATACCAAACCCCAACAACAAACACTCGTAAGAAAGTTCTACGAGGAGAAACAAAAAACGAATCTCAAAAAAATTAACAAACAACCAATAAAGAAGACTTTTGATGAAAACGACTACATGAGTTTTGATACCCTTGAGGAGTTCAATACCCGAAAGAGGTGGAAACTCATTGTAGACAATGTCCTCAGAAATCCAGAGTTTTATTCGTGTGTAAGTTCTCTCAATAGAAAAACATTCTCTATAAAGTAGAATGAAGTCAAAGTCTTACATTTTAATGCAGATTGGAGAGCTCCTCAAAACAAATAGAGGCCTCTGTCCAGAAGAGGTGGAAGAATGGATAAAGGAAAATGAAGATAAGAAAGTCTACGAACTCCTCGTCATCAAGAAGGATCTCGCAGAATCACCTAAAGAGTATGCCGATGTTTCTTTTATGAGGTGGTTTAGAGGTTAGACGCGATACAAAGGTATGTTTAAACGGTGGTGTACACAACAAAAATTTAACAATGCAACCAATCTATCACATGTGCTCATGGACGGTGGTGTCCTTTCCGTGCCATTTGATAAATTGAACGAGTTCCACGAAAAGTACATAGAGGCTGTGAAGTCTGGTGAGAAACTGTTTGTCGTTGAACAGAAGAGTCCCAGGTACAACTTTTTCGTGGACATTGATTACAAAGATACCAGGTCCCTCACAATTGAAGAGATTCAGGATATTTGTAAGATCATATGTGACAAAGTAAAGCGCCATGGTGGTAAGGATTGTCTAATCTCTGTATCACCTCCCAAAACAGTTGGGCAGTATACAAAGACTGGCGTCCACCTCAACTGGTCAGAACTTGTTGTAGATCAACCATCGGCTATTGCTCTCAGGGAGCACATTCTCGTGGCACTCTCAAGAGCTAAAGGCGCTACGGATTGGAATGAAATTATAGACGCCGCCGTGTACGGTGATGTTCGTAGGAAATCCAAGGGGAGTGGTTTTCGTATGCCATGGTCCCACAAGATGGCAAAACATATGCCATGCGGTGGCCAGGGGTGTGAGGAGTGTGAAGGAAAGGGAAAAGTTGTACAAGTTGCCTACCTCCCTCTATTCATCTATAATCATGGACCCCTCAGCAAATTGACAAAAATTGATCCACAACCAAATTTGGATATTCTGAAAATGTCCTCCATTCGGACGGAACAACCGCAACACATTACAGTGGAGCCACCCTCTTCTGTCATAAAGGAGGGGTCATTCACCGATGCTCAAACAAAAGATGAAATTGAGAATGATGAGCTCAAGGGTCTCATTGAGGATTTCATTCAGAGGAATATGGAAGGTCAGCCTACTTCTGTGGTGACAAAACTTTTCAAACACAAGGAGACCTATCTCGTTTCAACCAACTCCAAGTATTGTGAGAACCTCAAGAGGGCTCATAGCTCCAATCATATATGGTTTCATGTCAGTGGTTCGTGTATAGCACAAAAGTGTTTCTGTAGGTGTGAAACGATAAGGGGGCGACGCGATGGTTTTTGTAAAGATTTCTATGGTCGCAAACATACCCTCACACCCAAGATTGTTGAAAAGTTGTATCCCAAAAAGGAGGATCTCAAAAAGTGTCCAGAAATCAAAAAGTTTGAGGAGAAGCCCCAAATCAAACAAAGTGATGTGAAAGGGCCCCTTGAATCTTTCATGCGCAGATGTATGAAATGTCCAGATGACACTTGTGTTGTAAGCATCACACAACAGAGGGGTGGTTTCACCGCCCTCACAACTTCAACATATTGTGAAACAATTGGGGGCGATCACCAAGATTGTACAATGTCCTATGTCATTAAGGGTAGTAAAATAACACAAAAGTGTCCCGTGTGTACAAAGAGTAGATCCAGAACACACGAACTTAGTGGGAGTGTTAAGGAAGCACTCAAACCACCCCCAAAAAAATAAAACACAACAGTAGAAGAATGGCTCTCATTCTCGTTGGTGTCACCGTATTTCTTGCGGCAAAACTCATCAACGATATTGAAATACCACAACCCATCCCCCAAATAGATGAATTTCATATGTATTCAGGGATTCACCCACAACTCTATAAAGATTATCTAAAATACAAGAGTGAGGGTCGTCATATAGATGCCCAAAACGCCCTTGAAGAGCTCGCACTGTATGCCGATTTTGATTTTAGGGAAGAAATACAAGAAAAGATACTTAAAAGGCAGGAGTCTTTATTTATTTAAATGGTTCAGACCAGGACACGATCAGGGCGACAGATAAAGAAGCCAGAACTCTATCAACCAGAAGAAACTATTCTTGAAGACGATTACGCCCCCGAAGATCATGATTCCGATTTGGGATCTGATATTGACACTGAAGATGAATATTATTCCGACGATGAGAGTGATGATGACGATGATGAAGGTAGTTTGAAGGATTTTTTGGTAGATGACGATGAAGAAGAAAGTGAGGAAGAAGATGCTTAAAAAAAACAGAATCTATATTAGAAAATGGAAACTGATATAGGAAATCCAATTGATTACAATCCAGTAGAGGATCCATTTAAAGAAAAGGAAGAGAAGCATGAAGATAGTACACCTATAAACGAAGAGGAATACTATTTTCAACCTTCTGAAATGATGTATCCACCACAACAACAACAATTTCACGCATACCCAACAGACAGAAATGATTTTTTCTCAAATGTTGATAAGTCGGTATGGATCATAGCATTTGCTGTGTTTTTACTTGGCTTTTTCATGGGTAAAACCATGCAACCAGTGATCCTCAGGTACGCTTGAGTATCCGGTAAAGTTGCCTGTGTCTCCATAAATTGGAATGATCTTTCCTGTGATATCACGATTCATAACTTGAGTTGGATACATAGGTATGATGAACGCGTCGCGTGTATCCTCAATGAATCCGTGTGCTGTATCCACCTTAACTCTCCTACTTTTGTTTTTTGAAGTCACAATGTTACTTGGTTCAAAAAACAAAATAAAGAACGCACTAGTCAAAATAATGGTCAAAATTATTTTCCACATTTTGTTCTAAAATTAACGAATATTTAATTTAGGCCGAAGAGACTTCTGGTTCACCCTCATCCTTAGTTTCTTCAATCTTGGCTTCGGTAGAGGCTTCAGCGTCTCGTGCTTCACGCCACTTGCGTCGCTCTTCAATCTCCGCCGCAACAATGGCATCAGCTTCCTTCACGAGGTCTTCCATCTGAGCATCTGGCTTTTCCTTCTTGAGCTTCTCAATAACATCAGCTGGGTGACTCACTGGTGGCTCGTCTGGTCTGGTGTAAAACATAGAGTTCTCGTCACCTGGCTTGACATATGACTTAGCTTCCATCATATCACGCTTACGCTCGTTGAACATACGCGCAGCTTCAGATTGATTTTCCTTGTAACCGCTCATGATCTCTTCCAACTTTTCGTTTTGATAGTGAACATCTTCAATCTTGAGGGGATCTGGTGGAATGAGGAGCCACTTGTACATGTCAACAACATAGATGTCAAAGGTGCTATCTTCCTTTTGAAGACGCTTCGCGTGTGCGGCAGCTTCGTCGCGAGAGGCGAAGGCACCACGAATCTTGATACCGAACTTATCATTCTTCTGTGGAGCCTCTGGTCCGACAACAGAGAGGCACGCATACAATTGACCTGGAACGGTAGTGTAATCTTGCTCAAGAGACATGTTTATATCTTACACAATACTTAAAACTTTAAGCTACTTGTATTGTAAATGAGGACATTTTGGGATAAACAACCTGTGCCTCATGAAGGTATGACATACGAGGCTGGTAAAGAAATTGAAAAAGATAAAAAGATGGTCAATGAACCCATTGAACTCCCCGATGGATTTTCGTGGACAGAGCCATCCCTTCAAGAAGCACATAAACTTTTGAGTGAACACTATGTGTGTGATGAAACATTTAAACTGAGCTATTCCCCCAATACTCTCAAATGGGCGACTGAATTACCCGGTAAGGGTATTCGCCACACAGAAAGCGGAGAACTCATTGGTTACATCTCGAGTGCACCCATGAAAGTGAGGGTGTGCGACGATATTCTTGACATGGTTCAGATCAATTTCCTTTGTGTCCATCCCAAGTATAGGGACAAGGGATTTGCTCCAATACTTATCAGTGAAATCAAAAGAATTG